GGCTCCATCACTGGAGCCCTAGCTACCTTAGATCTCACTGATGCTTCGGATAGAGTGTCACTTAACCTGGTTAGGTCGGTTTTTCCAACCAACTGGGTCGAATGTCTCGAAGCATGTCGCTCCGAGTGGACAGTCTTACCAAATCGTACAGAGTTAAAGTTAAACAAGTTTGCCCCTATGGGTAGTTCTTGTTGCTTTCCGGTTGAAGCGCTGGTCTTTTGGGCCTGCGCACAGGCGTCTCTTCACGTCGAGCTCAATCCAGTGTTATGTGACAAGAAAGTCCCAATCATTCATGAGCTCTACGTTTACGGTGATGACATTATCATACCGTCCGACATGTCGGACGTCGTGGTTAGGGGTCTCGAAGCGGTTGGCCTACTGGTTAATCGCAAGAAATCCTTTATGAAGGGTCCATTTCGAGAAAGCTGCGGGGGTGACTACCATAAAGGTATGGATGTTACACCCGTAAGAGTTCGGAGTCTCCTTTCTAGTCAAGGTACTGGTCTTGTAACTTGTGCTGACTTAGCAAATACAATTATTGCTAAGTTTGGGGTTGAATCCTCGATGAAAGCAATCTCTACTATTGAGAGCGCTATCGGGTATCAATTCCCTCGTACGTATTTACCAATTCCTGGTACTATACGTGTCAAACCGAGTGCAAGTAACGATGTGTTCTTCGATCGAAGATACAATCCAAAGTATCAGATTGTCGAACATCGCGTTGCGTCTCTGCGAAGCGAGGTTTTAACCAAGCATCCCCCGAACTGGGGAGAGCTCCTTAGGAAGGAACTCCAGCGAGACGCCACTGGCAATACCGAACCGGAACAGTATGCCCATCCATCCAAGAAGATGGAGCGGCAACTCCTGCCTGGTGAGTACGCGGATACCCACTCCGTCCGTAGAGTGTGGGGTTGGACCTGGTTAGGTTAACCAGTCCTGTCGGTCCCTAGCCCAGGCAGGTTAGCCTGGGTCCTTGTTCGGGACGCGACGATGGGAGGGGCAATCCATCGTTCGATGGAATTGAACGCAGGGC